ACTTGGTACTTGAACCGCGCCATCGAAAGGCTCAGCCCTTAAGTCACCATTTTGGTATTGGCGGTTGGATCGTCGTCATGAGCTTCAGGTCCGAAGCCTTCCGCCTTGATTTTTGCCATATCAAGTTCTGGTGCGGGTGCTTGGGGTTTCTGATCAAACGACGCAAGCCATTCGCGTAGAGCATCACCAGTTGGCGTGCTTTTTGGCCATTTAACGAACTTGAGGATGGCTTTTGGATCGGTAAACAGCCGTGCTGTTTTGCCTGCCATTACGGTGTAAACAACAGGCGGACCTTCCCTTCTGCGGTTGCGTTCAATCCAAAGCTCTTTGCCTGCTGTAAACCGTTCTGATTTCATGCCGGAAATTCGTGAGATTGGAATTCAAGGTATCTCCGTACCAGAGATCCCAGCTTGGAGGGCACTGCCACCACAGAGTATTCCAAGTGAACCGCCGATAACGTTACAGCTTGGGTTTCCAGTAGCAAACATCCCAGGGTGCGTAGAAACACGAAATGCACAGCCGGGAAATGTAGACGCTTACAGCGACGACCCACGTGGCAACGTGGTTGTGTGTGATGGAACGGTGCCGTCTTACAGGCCGCTGGATTTTACGCCTGGCACGTTGACGTATGAGAGGGCTAAGCCACCAACGCCTGATGTAGAACCAAAAAAATCGGCTGGCTCTTCCAAAAACCAGCCGACAAATGCGTTAGCACCCCTATCAGTTGGCGAGACTGACATCTCAAAGTTAGCGACGGAATTGCCGTGTCCACCACTTGACGCAATTCCTTTAGGAGCCAAGAACAAATCGCAAACTGCGATCATCATTGGTTACGAAAGGATCAACGGCAAATGTGAGGCGATCTATGAGCCGCTTGGAATACCAACCATCATCGGCAACTATCTTCCTGGTGCGCCTGCTGTGGCGACGACTGCAACGATTGCGACTGTGGCGACCACGGCTGCCATTTTGGCGAAGCCGTTAGGTGATTTTCTGCTCAAAGCGGTCAAGCCAATCGTGAAAAAGACGATTAAGAAGATCAACGAGAAGCGGGGGAAGAAGATTGTTCTTGAGTCTGTTGCTGAGCGTCGGGCGTTCCAGCGTTCTCTTCGTAAATGATCTTGTGCGTGTGGGGCGGAATGACGCCTGGCGGATTGGCTAGGACAACATCAGCGCAAATTTTGGCGTAAGGCGATTCTGGGTGGAACATGATGCCTTTTTGCATCAGTTCAGCACAGTTCTTGAGTCTTGCGAGTTCGTAGTTGAGGCGTTTATCAGCGAGGGCAGCATCTAGAAGTGCCACTTGCTTGTCTGCCGCTCGACGACAGCTCTCGACATGATGGCGATCCAGCGGTATCGAAATCGTGGCAGTGATTCCGCCGTTAATGGAGAAGTTGGTTTTTTGCCCAGTCCGAATAGGTTTATAAAAAAGGACATTGCCCGGATTATCGGGCTGGCCATCTGGGATGGGATTGCCTTCCGGATCAAACGCGCCAACCAGATCGAGCGTGTCATAAACCGGTTCGTTGTAGTGCGACTCATACGGATCAGCCCAGCTAGTTGTAGAGCTAATGAACGGATTGATATTGAGTGTTGCGCCTTGGCAACTGATACCTCCGCCGTATGTATTTGTAAATTGCCGACTCGGGACAACTTGAACTGCCTGATTTGTCACACTTCCAGAGCTGTTGGCGACTGGAGCGGCAGTACCCGAAACCTGTGCCTGTGCTGGAGCGGAAAGCAGCAAAAGCGTTGCTATGACTCGCTTCATTGGGTGAAAGTGCTTGTCGTCTCAGTCAGGGATTCAATGTCAGTTTCACGATTGATGATCGTGTGATTTACGAGGCCAGGCCCCTGCAGGACTTCAACAAACTGAAAGCTGGCACCTTCGTTGACGATGCTCCACGATGGTTTGCTTTCTGGATCGAGACCGCGCCAAACACTGGAAATGCCGTTGATTGTGTTTGTTGTGGTGGTGATGCCCATTGGAGCGGCAGGGCCATCTGGCTTCATGTTGGTGCCAGACACCGAGTATTCGTAACCAGTGCGGTACTCGTATGAGTTGATCACCTCAACCACTTTGGTCTTGGTTTTTGTTGTTGACGAGAGTGTGCCCTGCTGGAAGTTAGGCACCACTGGAACGGATTGAGCTTCTGGCGCGATAAGAGCTATGGCGCATAGTGCGCCGTATGCGATCCAAATGCTGGTCCACATCATTTGATGGTCAGTTCTTGGATTACTTGTCCGATTGCTTGAGTGCCAGCGCCACCACTGGTGATGGTTAGGGCTCCATCTGTGGCGATCGTGCCAGCCAGATCACCTTTGACACCGCCAGATGTTGTTGTTGTATTGCCAAATACTGGAAGAGCGGGCACTACTCCTGAGGTGACTGTTGTTGAGAGGACGCTTGGAACGTCGTCTCCTTCTGTATATGACTCTGAATACGAAAATGCGTCACCAGCAGTAGTAATGCTGTAAGCGCCAGGAGTGTACCCAAGAGCAGTACCGGAAGTGAGTGTCCCCAGCACAGGAGTAGTGTCCAGAGTGACGTTATTGCCAGATACTGCCATTGAAGACGGGATGCGTGTTGCGACTGATCCCGCTCCATCGACCGACAGTGAAACGCTGGATTGAATTCTATGTGTGATGTCTGCCTGCACTGGAGCGGCAGCTGTTGCCAACGTGATGCTCAATACCAAGATGGATCGGTTCATTTGATGCCAGCCTTGGTGTCTTTGTTGTCAATGATATTCGGTTTCTTATTGCCGTTTCCACTGTTCTTGCGTTCGATACCGAACGATGCCATCGCCCCCGTGAGCAGGCTGGCGACGAAAGTATTATCCATCTTCATCTGAGGGAAGAGGCCCAGATAGGAGACGGTGAGGAGTGTGGCGCTCCAGACGAGGACAGCGCATTTAACTATGTCAGCAACACTGACGCCTTCTTTTTGGTCATCATTTGTGAGGTCTGCCATTATGAAGCGAGTGTTTGGGGCGGGTCATGGTTGAAGTCTGGGCCGCCGTTGCTGGCGCGTCAATCACAGTCGCTGGCTTGGGTGTCTCAGGGATAAACCGTCAAACGCGCCAAGGGCAGGACTCATTGATCCGCCTGACGACTGCTGTTGATAACTTGTCCGGCAGGCTTGATATTTTGCATCAAGACATCAAGAGTAAAGATGCCGAAGTCTTTGGACGTTTGAGCACATTGGAACGTTCAGTGGCCAGATTGGAAGGACATAGCGACAGGCATTAACGTAATAGTGGTGTTTAAAGCAGTTCAATGCTTTTAATTCTCAAACCAATTTTGATGACCGCCTGGAAATCAAGGGCGTTCAAGGAATTGATTGTGGCGATGCTAGAGAAGATCGTTGCAAGGACTGACAATGATTTGGACGATCTTGCGGTGAAGCATGTGCGTGAGATGTTGCTCCCTGACACAAGAGTTGAAAAGTAGCTTGTGTCAGGCATCATCCAACTGACTTTGGTGCTGCTTGGCGTGGGCCTTTCGTTGCTACCGTTCTTCGAGTTTTTCCGTGGGACGCCCCATCAAATGGCCAGCGTCAAGCAGCTTGAGGAGTCTTTGCCGGAAGAGCTGTTGGATGAGGATGCGGCTTGGTTCCAGGCTTGGAAAGAAAGCGGTTATGACCAAGAGGTTTATATGCCGTATTTCAAACAGCTTGATAACAAGACTGGAACGGGCTATCGGGAATGTTTTAGTTCAGCGGCTGCAATGGTGGCTGCGTATTACTTGAAAGTTGCAACGGATGATGAGTACAACGCAATTCGTGCTCAGTTTGGGGATACCACGTCAGTAGAAGCTCAGCTAGCAGCGTTGCGAAGCTTGGGTTTGGATGCTGAGTTCCGGAAGGATGGCGATGCTGAGATGGTGGAGCTTGAGATTGAGAGCGGCAGGCCAGTGTTGGTTGGCTGGTTGCATCACGGCAACATGCTTCGTGGCGAACCACCAATGTGCAGTGGTTTGGGCTGTGGCCATTGGAGCGTTATCAGTGGTTACGCGGGCAAGAACAGCAACGATCCAGAGTGGATCATGCAAGATCCGAGAGGTTATCCCGAGATGGAGAAGGGTGGACACAGCAACCCGCATCTGGGGCGTAATGTTCGTGTGAGGCAGGCTGCGTTCCATCAACGGTGGCAATCTGAAGGCCCTGGAACGGGATGGGTGATCCTTGTAAATGAGTGAGTTTTATTGGCTTTGGAGTTATTTGGCTGCGTTTTGGACGACTGTTGTTGTGCAGTGCGCCAAGCCCATGAACTGGGATCAATGCTCACGGGTGAATGACTGGCTGGTGCCTTGGGTGCGAGAAGTGACTGAGATGTACCAAAAAGGTGCGTATCACAGTGAAAGGAAGATTTTGAGGCAAGATCAGTAGGATTGATTTTTGCGTCCCAAGGATGGCAGTTCTGTGTGATTGGGAGATCAAGGCTCGATGCCGTAAAAGCCAAATGGTCGTCCCATTCGATGAAGAGCTGCTGAATCCAGCCAGTTTGGACTTGAGGCTGGGTGACTATTTGATGGTGGAGAGCATTTATAGCCCTGAGCTGGTGCGCATCAACATCGCTGATAAGACAGAAGATGACCCGTTCATGCTTCAGTCCGGCGAGTTTTGCTTGGCTGAAACACTTGA